TTCACAAATAAAATGTTCCGACTTTCACTTACTGGCTATAACTACTTGGCCGCTAAGAATGAAATTAATCTGAACATTGGGGGTTATGCATATTCGGGCACCTCTCTACTTCAACATGGTATAGTGAATTCGGGCACCATGCCAATTCGAGTTCGCATGGGCGTCCGTAATGGCACAGTAGTCATTATTTTGACGTCCCAAGCGCCCGGTGCTTATTGGCAGTATCCAAAATTCAACATTGATGCCGAAATCGGCTATACAACTCCGCCAGACGAATGGATGAATGGTTGGTCTGCAAGCTTCATGGCAGAGGCAGACCTCGCATCTAATGGCATTTCGGCGATCATTGAGCCGTCTTTATTAGACATTTCAACAACGCTTAATGCCACTGCATCTGCAATTAGCAATCTGACAAATACTGTGTCTCAACAGGGTAATACAATTACTTCACAAAGTAATTCTATTACCACCTTAACCAACAAGATTACTAACAACGATTTATCGAATCTTGTTCTTAATCCTGATTTCGTAGACCCGAAAAGCGATTGGACATCTGGCGTAATTGTTGATGCGACTGACGCAGCACCTAACCCGCCTTCTCCAAAAGCATTAAGACTGAATAACCGCGATAGTTATTACGGTCCTTTTGTCAAATGTAATGTTGGCGACATGTTCTACGTTTCGGCTTGGTTTGCAACGCCAAATACATCAGTAATCGCTTCTGCTGTACTTGGTTTCAATACTCGAAACAGTGCAGGTACTTATACTTGGTATAGTGTTGCCGTCAAGTCTACAGATAAAAATGCTTGGGGTATGGTGGAAGGTTATTTCACTGTGCCAAATGGCATGGTTGAAATTCGACCTTGGCTTCAAGTAAGTATTGCTGCGTCAGAGGCAGCGGGGCAGCAATGGCATGTTACGAACATTCAAGTACGTAACATTACAGGTAATAAGAAATTAGCAACCGACTTGCAAGCAACCTCGTCTGCATTAAGTACGCTTGATTCCAAAGTTGCAAACATTGACGGCCGTGTAACTTCCGCATCTAACAATATTGTTTCGCTCAACAATAGCGTCACAAACATCAATGCCGCACTTTCTCAGAAAGCGGATGCGGCGGCATTGAATTCCCTTTCTAACCGTGTAACCACTGCCGAAGGGAATATCACTAGTCAGGGTAATTCAATTACCTCATTGACCAACTCGTTAGCTGTGAGCGGAAAGGCGGGCACAAACCTTCTCATCAAGTCAAATCAAGTCGGTACATATGATGGTGTCTCTTATCCGCATCACACCTACAAACTCGGTGAAGATTGGGAAATTGGGGCTACCTATACTTTAATTTGGTGCGCTGAACATAAACGAGGGACTGGTGATACAAACTCATCACTTGCTGTATACGCAGGTGGTGGCTCACAACATCTACAAGCCGTAGTAAATACGAATGGTAAGGTTGTCAGCAAAGTTACCTTTGTTAAAAACAGCGCAGTTGCCTCTGGCCCAATTATCCACTTCTACATGCTCAACCGTCCGACAGCCGACAAGGGTAGCGTTGGTACGGTTTATTGGGCAGTTCTTGTTAAAGGCGATGTACTCACTACGGACGCGTGGATTCCGAGCCCATATGATTACATCCCTGATAGCAATGCAAACGCTTCTGCTATCGCAAATCTCACTAATACAGTAAGTCAGCAAGGCAATACTATTACCTCAAATAGCAGCAGCATTACCTCGCTCACTAATCAAATCGGTAATACGAAGTCATATTCGTTGGTGACTTTCCGTAACGGCTCTGCCGTTGGCATGCCAAAGGCGGCTGGCGTCTACACCGGAAACAATACGAGATTATATGGATTTGGGCGCGGTTTAAATCTCATTGTGTTTAAAAATGGGGATGTTGAAAGCTGTACGCAATATGACACCTATGGCGACATCGTATCTGCATGTAACGCCATCTATGCCGCTATCAAGGCGCTTTCATCGGGAACTTACTTTGCTATCGTGGGTACAGATAACGTTGGCTCAGTTGGAAATTCAAACCCAAATACTGATTTACGAGCGCTTTTACTTGCTTGTGGTTCTGGCGACACGTATTTCAAATCTTGGAACTGGAATGCTCTCCCTTTATTTGTAGGACGTAAAGACCTTGATGCAGGTAACGGTATTCTCGGTATGTTTGATTCGACTATTCCTAATCAGTGGATTGAATACCCGCTTACTTTTGTGAATGGTGTACCTGTAGGTTTAGGTGACTCTCGAACTTTGACCTCTCAACTGGACGCAAATGCTTCAGCCATTTCTTCATTGACCAACACAGTGACTCAGCAAGGTAAGGATATTGCTTCACATAGCAGTAGTATTACCTCGCTAAACAATAGCATCACCAATATTAACAGCACATTAGCAACAAAAGCAGATAGTTCTGCGCTTACAAACCTCGCAAGCCGCGTAACCGCAACAGAAGGTGCAATTACATCCCACGGCTCAAGCATTACTTCACTGAATGCATCTGTGAATGGTTTATTAAAGGATGTTTCAGTATCCGATACGCGGTCAACAAATCAGCCGCCGTCATGGTACTGGTCAAACTATCCATTACGTATCGTTCGCGAGTTCAAACAAGCATCTGTGCTAGGTTTAACTGGCATGGGCACTTATGTCTCTCTTGAAACATACGTTTATTGGACTGACGCATCTGGTGGCCCAATTATTCAAATTGCACGCGGCACAGATTCGAAACTTACTGCTGAACGTCGTAGTGCGAGTACAGCGGCATGGAGTACATGGACACAAGATATAAAAGCAATAAGTGATGGGCTTGCAAATAAGGCTGAAGCATCCGCACTTTCATCACTTGACTCGAAAGTGTCGGTTATTGATGGGAAAGTTTCTACTCAGGCCTCAAGTATTACTACACTGCAAACTACAGTTGGTGGTAATACAGCCTCTATTCAATCTCAACAACAATCAATTGATGGCCTGAAAGCAAGAGCAACATTGAAGCTGCAATCCGGCAATTTGGTTGGTGGCGTTGGCATTGAGAATGACAGCAAAACAGTCGATTTCATCATCCAAGCTAATAAGTTTGCAATTGGTGCGCCTTCAACTGTTTCCGGCTCTGTGACGCCTAAATATGCATTCGTCTATCAATCAACAGCAACAACTCTGCCGAATGGGACAGTGATTCCTGCTGGCTTGTACTTAGACAGCGCGTCTATTAGCTATATCAACGCCAACAAAATTTATGCAGATAGTTTAAGTGCTATTAGTGCAAATCTTGGTACCTTTACCTCATTGGCAGATCAATCAAAACCAAATGGTGCTAGGACTGTAATTAGTGGTGAGAGGATCGAAGTTTACGACGAAAACAATGTTATGCGTGTACGGATTGGGAGATGGTAAATGCCCACAGGAATGATAATAAATTCTGAATCAGGGGAAGTTGTTTTTGATGGAACTGTGAAGATCCCTAAAATACTAGGGAAGGTTCTAATCGAGAATGGACAAACTTCAGCAGTATTAAACCTTAACAAGCCACTTGATGGCACGATGTTTTTTATTCCAAAAGGATTAGCAACTACAGTCGATCCAATCTATGCCCCTTTGGGAATTAACTATGAAGTAAGTCTTAGTTCTAACAAGCAGGTTGTAACGGTTAAATACATCGCGACCAGTGAGCAGCCAAAAGCAGGGACTGATTTTGAAGTTTATATTGGTGAATATTGATGGATAACTATTTCTTAGTAAAGAATGACTTCATAAATGCTATTGATGATGACTATTTCAATCTTGCATTTATTAGAAAACAACGTTTTAACTTCACATCTGAACCTGGGATTACCTATTACTATCGTACTTTTGAAGTAGATATAACAGGGATAGATTTTCCTGTTATTGCAATTAGTTGTGTTTGTCCTTCTGCTTATTTAAGTATGAAAGCCAATACGCTTTCTATTGTTTGCTCAGCAAGTAATTATGATGGTGTGGCTAATTCAGTTAGCAATTTAAATAATTCATCTAAGTATTTAGATGTGTTTGTTTTTGGTCGATTGCCTAGAAGCAGTATTCCAGAACATGGTATTGGTGTAGTCTGTTTAGATGCATCAAGTAAAGTAGTTTATTACAGTGGTGCAGAGTATTTGAAACCCATAAAAATGTTTATTGATCCCAATACTTATCGACCAATGTTTAATTCAAACTACAATACTCAGGTCGAGTATTTGCCGATTGGCAAGTCTTATGCATGTATTCCCTTAAATAGAGTAAATACTGTTTATTCGGAGTGGACGCCTGAAGGTCAAGATGTCATAGCAATGTCATCAGTTTGTGCTATTGAGGGCAATACTATTACTTATACCTCAAATCAGGTGCAAGTCGCACAAGATATTAGTGCTGTTTACAATGGATATTGTAGACATATGTACATGTTAATCGATGTATCGAACTATTAATAAACCTTTAATTATCAGCACCCAATTCGGGTGCTTTTTTATTGCCTACGATCTGGAGGATGGCATGCATGAACGATCAGACAAATAGTGTAGTTGGAGCAGCTGCAAGCACGGCTGCCGCGACTGCAACAAAATTCACTTATGGTTATGTAGTGGGAGGGAGCTTGATCGGTGTTATTGGCAAAATTGATTGGGCTGTAGTCTTTTCGATTTTAATCGGTATCGCAACCTTTCTGACGAATCTCTATTTCAAAAAAAGAGATGATAAGCGTAAGGATGAGATTCACGAGCTACAAACGAAGCAATATGAGCTAACTAAGAAACGATTGGAAGGGGGTTCAGATGACAAGCGAACAGACTAGAGCTTATCTGGCTTTTGCACTTGTGGCGTTAATGTTCGTACTGGTTATTGCTTTATTTTTTGTGAATATGCCACGTGAGAACAGCAATTTAATTAATACAGCATTGGGTTTCATTGCGGGGGCAATGACAACTGCCTGTGGATTCTATTTCGGAAGCTCTGACCAGGAAAAGAAAAATAAAACTGAGGAATCAACTGAGCAGTAATTAACTTAACTCTAAATGCCGCCTACGGGCGGTTTTTTTATAACTGAAGGAAAACGAAATGAATATCGAACAATATCTTGAAGAGTTGATCAAGCGTGAAGGTGGATACGTAAATAACCCGGCAGACCGTGGTGGTGCAACTAAATATGGCATCACACAAGCTGTTGCGCGTGAAAATGGCTGGAATGGCAATATGAAAGATTTGCCGCTTGAATTTGCAAAAAGTATTTATAGAAAACAATACTGGTTGGAACCGCGTTTTGATCAGGTAAATGCACTTAGTCCATCTGTTGCTGAAGAATTGTTAGACACAGGAGTGAATTGTGGGCCTAACTTTGCAAAGCCTCTTTTACAACGTGCTTTAAACCTGCTCAATAATCAAGGTAAAGCTGGTTGGCCTGATTTGAAAGTAGATGGTGTTTATGGCTCGGCTACACTGGGGGCTTTAAAAACTTATTTATCAAAACGCGGGAAAGACGGCGAGAAGGTGTTAGTACGCGTGCTCAATATCATGCAAGGTCAATGCTATATTGAAATTTGTGAACGTAATCCAAAACAGGAACAATTTTTTTACGGTTGGATCGCTAACCGGATCAACTAGTATGAAAATTTTCCATTGCAAGCGGACTAAATTTGCTTCATTAATTACAGTACTGTGTATCCTGTTCTCAGGATGCACAGCTCATACGATCAACAATAATGTAAGTGTTGGAATTTGTATAAAGGCCCTTTAAAGGGCCTTTAATTGAGCAAATATTTTCTCAATTTTAATGAAATCAATCATTTTTGAGCAAAATTATTCACATTTTAAAACTAAACCTAATTTTATATCTGGTAGTGCATTTGGTCGGAAAATAAACGCACTGATATTGAAAAAATGAATCTGTAACTTTTTAAACATCCTCTTTGTTGAACAAAAACTATACCGCAAATGTTCGGGGAATGGTTTCGTAAAGGTCTGATTATATTGATGTTAGTTTTATAGTTTTTCATTGTTTTTCATAGTTAAAAAAAGGAACTATTTTAATATTATTCAATGTTTTATATTAATTAGAGCGCAATCTTGACATCGTAGAGGTCTCCAGTTCGAGTCTGGATATGCCTACCAAGATTAGCTGTTAAATCAGTAACTTAAAAAACCGCCAGTTAAGGCGGTTTTTTCTTTTCGGGCTTCTTTCGGGGTATTTTCGGGGAACTAATTCACGCCCTAATGTGGATAAGTGCGAAAATTAATCAAGGTTAGAATTTCAAAATTATCTATAAGTCACCCTAACTGGCTTCGGTTCTTCATGGCCTTGCAAGTAGTGATCTGTCATTTTTTCAGTTGCATGTCCCGCCAATGCTTGGGCATATGATTTTCCATATTTCTCGGTAATATTGAAAATACCAAGCGCACGCAGATCATGAAATGATGGTCGTTGTCTTGGTTCCAAATGGTCACAAGCGCCAGACAAATCACGGTATTTCTGAAATTGCTTTGTTAAGTGATCCTCCGTTACTGCATAAGGGTGCGGTTTTGCAATACGATTATGTTCAGTAATGCGTTCTGGACGAGTAGCAATTAGATGTGGACAATTCAAACGAAATGAATTGGCAATACATTTAACTACTGTCTCGGCAAGTTCCGGGTGCATATCAACTTCAATATAGACCGGCTTATCATAATTTAGAGATTTATGCTGTAACACTGTGAACGTGTTTTCTTTCACATTTACCGCCGTGCGTAATAGCATCACCAAATCACCACGGCGCTGGATTGAGTGTAATGCTAGGTCAATGGCGAGTTGCAACCAATAAGGGCAAACTGCATAAATCTGTGCAAGCATTTCATTACTTAGGCGTTGACGAATCTTCTTAGGCCGTATCGGTTTAAGAGTTTTCTCAGCAATATTTTCAGCTATCCATCCATTTGCCACAAAATACTTAAAAATATCGATCAGTAAAGAGCGATGTTTTTCTGCCTGATAAGGTGTTTGTTCTTTTAAAAAGGTTGCTAACATATTTAAAGTCATTTCAGAGCAACTGAGCTGACCCCATTTTTCAATGTACTTGTCGCAATTGGCATTAATAATTTCCAGTGTTGATTCGGCATAAGTTTTCTCTGATAAACGCAATTCAAGAAATTCTTTAAGGCCATTTTCAAAAGTTGGAATTTTATTTTCAACTTTTCGATTCACTTCAAGTATTTTTGCAACTATGTCTGGGTGTCTTTTCAGTGCTGCATTTAAAGCCATGGCTGCAACAATTGCTTCATTACGATCTTTACCCAGTGACTTGCGCTGCCCATTTGGTAGTACATAACGAAAGTAAATTGTGCCATTGGCCTTTTTATCTGTTTCAACATGGGGAGGGAGGTCTAAACTCCCTTTTCCCCGTGGACGTGGTGTCATGATGTTATATCTCAGCTAAAATTCTATCGGCGATAGCATTCCCTGTGATTGGCGGTGTCTGTAGATCAATCTTTGGGGTTTCACAACTGTAAAAGATTGGCTCACCCCAAGTTGTACATTGCACAAACCAATGGGTGCCGCGTTTAATGCCACTTAACCAGCCACGTTCAATATGACTTACCAAAGTTGCTCGGCATGGGCGCGACTCCTCATCAAA